AAAATGCCGAAGGCGGAGTCAATACCCTGCGTGATTCATTCGAACCGACTGTATCACCGTACTTGAGAGGCGATGAAACCAATTATTACATCTCCGCAAAGACGTCTGATATTGAAGGTATCGAAATTGGTTTCTTGAATGGAAAAGAAGAACCCGAGATTCTCGTTCAGGATCAGCCGACACAGGGCAACGTGTTCGTGTATGACCAGATCCGATATAAGGTGCGTCATGAGTACGGCGGCGCCGTGGTTGATTTCAGGGCGTTCGCGGGCGCTATCGTTTCTGGCGTAGCATAAAAGTTGTTTCCTAATGGCGATGGGCCGGCCGGGATTCCCTGGCCGGCCACAGCTGTTAAGCTGAAAAATGCTTAATATTAAGGGGAGGATAAAGAAATGCCTAAATTCACCAGACACAAGTATTTCGTCGCTGAAAAGCGGGGGACTACAAAGACGATCACAGAAGCTACGACTCTTACCGAAGCGAATATCCTGAAAGATGGGAATTCGTTTATCGTGATAGACGGCGCGTATACGTTGACGTTACCCGCGGCAAGCGGTAATTTGGACGGTGTTTCTCTTATCGTCCATTGTAACAACGCTTCCGGTAAAGTCGCGGTCGTTGCAGGTTTTGGTGGTGGCGGTGGCAGTTATGATACCGTCACCCCGGGCGCGTATTGTTCAACCCGGTTTTGGTGCGACGGTACGTATTGGTACGCGTTATCTGAAGCAGTATCGTCTTCTTAACGGCGATGGCCGGTTAACGGCGCAGCTGTTGAGCTGAAAAATGCTTAATGTTAAGGAGGTAATGTAATGCCTAAATTCACACGATTTCAATTCTTCAAAGCGGAACAGCGCGGAGTCACGCTGACAAAAACTGCTGATTATACCCTCACCGAAGCGAATATTCTTGAAGATGGAAATTCTTTCATCAAGCTCGGATTAAACGCGAAACTCACGTTGCCGGCGGCATCGGCTAACCTGAACGGCGTTTCTCTTTTGGTGACTTCAACTGCGCAAGGATATGTTTACGTAGCGGCCGGTTTTGGCGGCGGCGGAGCGACAAAAGATACGCTGAATATCGGGACGCATGAAATGGTCGAACTCTGGTGCGACGGAACGTATTGGTACGCGTTATCGCCAAACGTCGGCGCTGCAGGATCGTCGAGTTCATCGTCATCGAGCAGCAGTTCGTCGTCAAGCAGCTCGTCAAGTTTTAGTTCGTCGAGCAGTAGTTCATCGTCAAGTAGTTCGTCGAGCAAGAGTTCGAGTTCGTCGAGCAGCAGTTCATCAAGTTAACACACACGGATAAAGGAGATAACCAATGTCAACCCCTTCTTATAAATGCCCGTACAAAAATAATGGAGCAGCCGGGATTACGTGCGAGGGGACCGCGTGTGGGATGTTCGATGATTCTCAATCTCAATGCAGCGCGATCCTCCATATAAAACGATGGACTGAAATGAACGGTTATCCTTTAGCCAGGGCAAAAGGATATGTTGGCGGGAATATGAACTCGAGTTCTTCATCGTCGAGTTCATCCTCATCGATGTCTAGTTCGTCAGAGTCGAGTTCTTCTTCGTCAAGCAGCAGTTCGTCAAGTAGCAGCTCGTCATCAAGCAGTTCGTCAAGCAGCAGCTCGTCATCAAGCAGTTCGTCAAGTTCATCGATGTCGTCGAGTTCGTCAAGCAGCAGCTCATCGAGCTCAAGCAGTTATTCAAGTTCGTCGAGTTCTTCATCGTCGAGCAGTTATTCAAGTTCATCGAGTTCAATGAGTTCAAGCTCATCGAGTTCTTCTTCGAGTTCGTCATCGTCAACAACGTGGTAAAGGAGAACAAGCATGGGTTATACTCGTGAAGATTATTTAGCACGGTTGGAAACTGTGTTGCAAGATAGCGCAGAAGAATTGCAGCCTGATGATAAATTTAGACTTTTATCTCAGGCTGCGGTTCTTTTTTCCAAGGACAAACCGCTCACCAAGATAAAAGAAGAAACTGGTGATGGCACATCGTACGATTTCGAGCTTCCTTCCGACTGGGTAGATGGGATATCGTATATAGTCGGAGAAATCGAATACCCGGCTGATTCCACGGCACATCCTTCGCAGTCCCCCCAATACTTAGAATCAGTCGACTGGAAATTTTTTAAGAAACTTGTTTCTACTGTTACCACGACATACCTGCGCATGCTGACATTCATTCCTGCGAGCGGGTATACTTTGCGGTATGAATACGCTTTAATGCATACGTTGAACGAAACAATGAACACGATCAACGATGCAGATATAGAGGCAGTTGTTTCATTGGCTGCCGCTCTTTGTTTCTGGGCTCTCGCGGCAAAATTTTCACAGAGCACAAGTCCTTCTATCGAAGCCGACGTTATTGATTATCAGCGGAAATCCGATATGTATAAAGACCTTGCTATCGCAAAGCAGAATGATTATAGAGCGATCATGGGTATCGGAAAAGACGCTGAGGGATCAGCTGGCGCCGGCAACGTTACGAAGGATATGGACATGTCATTTGCATGGTCCGAAGATATGCTGACGCATCCAGCGCGTTGGCGATAACCCCAGGCAAAGAGTAACACGGAGAAGGCAGAGATAATAACGCAATATACAGTATAGACGAAGTCCGCGTTGTTCCTCTCCTTTATATTTCATGTCATTATCGATAATCCTCGCTAAAATCAAATCTAAGCTCACAGCGATATCCGGTGTTGAAAACGTATATGATTATCACCGGTACTGCAACGACTGGGTAACGTATAAAGAGTTATTCGTCAAGGATTCAAAAGTAAACACGTGGGAAATCGTCCGGGATACGTTCACAAAAACGTCGCATGGGGGGAACGGTAATGTCGTTGACACTGAAAACTCGTTTATTATCCGCGGATTTTATTCTGTATACGATGTTCTTGAAACAGAAAAAACGTTTCAAAACCTCGTTGAAACGATATGCGAAGATTTTATGGATGACCCCACATTAGGCGGGACCGCTGAACAACTTCATTATCCGATAACCGGCCAATTCACGATCGGCAAGTTGGGGGATGTCATGACTCACGTTGTCGATATACGAATGACCATTAAAGATAGAAAACGTATTTAAAAGGAGGAAACAAATGTCTACATCAAAAATCAGTAAAATAGCGCAGCTTGCCGGAAAAGTGGAAACGACAAGCGGTAATGCCATGTCATTATCTGCAGCGGATGCCACCATATTGGCGTATGATCCGGTAATGGACCCGGAGTTTGAACAGTTTAAACGTAATCCCGTTGTGAAACACATGTCCAGATTCGCGTCCGAGCCTGGCGCGCGTAAGATGGGGTTGACGTTTAAAGCGGAGTTGATGGGGCCGATATCCGGTTCCAAGGGCACCACACTGGCGATTACGCCATTCCTACGGGCATGCGGCTTTTCTGAAACGTTGAGTGTTGGCGTATCGAATACGTATGTCCCCATATCCAGCAGTTTCCCGACATGCACAATCGCCAAGTATGAGGATGGCTTCCGGAAAACCATGCTTGGCTGCGCCGGCAACGTCAAATTCCAGTTCAAAGTCGGAGAGCCGATATTCTGCGAATTCGCGTTCCAGGGCAAGTATTCCGAACATTCAGATACCGCGTTATTGACACCGACATATCCTGCGCAGGTGCCGTTTATGTTCATGGGCGCGACCGTCACGATCGCCGGGGATTCGCTGGTGCTTGATGCGCTTGAGATCGATATGGGGAATGAGATCGTCCTATCCCCGCGGCCGCAGGATTCAAGCGGTATCGATTACGCCAAAATAACCGGACGGAATCCGATAATGACGTTTGATCCAGAAATGGTAGCCGTTACGGACCATGATTTCTATACCAAGATCCTGGCCCGGACGACTATGGCGGTTGTAATCGTCATCAACGATTCAAACGGAAACTGTATCCAGTTCTCGCTTCCCGCGGTGAAGTATACCGGTATCAAAGAAGGCGACCGCAACGGTATCCGCGTGGTAAACGCAACATGTGAAGTCTGCAAGAATTCCGACGCCGGCAACGACGAAGTGGCAATAACAATGGGAACATCTTCCTCGTCGTCATCGAGCTCAAGTTCGAGTTCACAGAGTTCGTCGTCGTCATCGTCATCGAGTTCAAGCAGCAGTTAAGGAGTAATATGCCAAGCGAATTCGTAGTCGATATCGAAATAGACGTATCAATCCCGGATTTTCTTGACGCGTCGGTCCCGCTGAAACAGATCGCTGAAAAATGCGTTACCGACGCGCAAAGGAATATCCGGTTGGGTATTGACGCCGATGGGATGCCGTTTATCCCGCTGGCTAATAGCACCATTCGCAGGAAGAAATCAAAAGGATCTTCTTACCCCAACCGCGCGTTATACGATAAGGGGATAATGTACAACGCCATCCATGCGTATAAACTCGGGAAGAACCTATATGGCGTAGGTGTCATAGCCCGGGGTAACCCAAGTCGGGATCTTGTCGGCATGATCCACCAGGAACTAGGCGCCGGAAAAACGCGCGTTATCCGGCGGTTTATCGGTATGTCCGAACAGACGCTGGACTGGGCAAACGCGCGGATGGAACGATGGATAAACGAGCGCGATCGAGCAGCCGCTCACAAAATGATTAAGTTACGGTATTAAGGAGGAAATAATAACATGATCGACCCAATCCCTGTAGGGCAAAATGAAGAAGTTGTTTTAGACGGCGATACTGATAATCCGACAATATGGATCATCGGCCCGATTGATTCGATTATGGCCGGCAAGGTAGCGTCGAACGCGGCTAAACTTTCTTTCACTGATGGGAAACTGACTCCCGCGAAAGATTTCGATATCAATGAAAACGATATCCTGATCGTTAAGATCGGGCTGCGCGGGTTCAGGAATTTTTCTATCAAAGGGAAAGAAGTCGAATTCAAATCGGTAAAAGAAAAAGTGTTCAACGTAGAAACCGAAGTCGTTTCCAATGAAACGCTGAAGTGTATACCGCTGTATGCAATCCACGCGCTGGCAGCAAAGATATGGGGGCATACCATATCAGCGAAGAAACAAGAAAAAACTGATATTGGCGGTCAAGGTATCGTCATGGGG